CAGTAACGGTGGTAACGACATGAGTTTTACATACGCGCAGCTAAAGCAGGCTATTCAAGATTACACTGAGAATGACGAGACATCGTTTGTCACAAATCTCCCGTTGTTTATTCGGCAGGCGGAAGAAAGAATCTTGAAGAACGTACAACTTAGTTTATTTAGAAAAAACTCCACTGCTTCGACTACAGCAGGCAACCCTTATCTGGCGGTGCCATCGGACTATCTGGCTCCATTTTCCTTGAGTTTGCGGGGACCAGACGAAGACAGGTTTTTTGTTGAGTTCAAAGACCCAAGTTTTTTGCAGACCTACACTCCGGACGACACTACAACAGGTGCGCCTCGCTACTATGGAGTATTTGATCTAGAAAACTTCTTGCTGGCACCGACACCTGATGCGCCGTCCGTGGGAAATAACTACACTGCGGAGCTACATTATTTTTATCGTCCGCTCAGTATAACAGCAGGTACTGCAAATGGTACAACTTGGCTAAGTGTAAACGCTGAAATGGCAATGTTATATGGATCGTTAATCGAGGCTTACATCTACATGAAGGGTGAGCCGGACGTTATGGGTATGTACGCTGGTCGTTTCCAAGAAGCATTGATTGGTGTCAAGATGCTGGGAGAAGCTAAAGAAACCACCGATGAATACCGAAATGGTAAGCTTATAAGGGCGCAGCAATAATGTTTGAGTTCAAGGTAGACATTAATAAAGATGCTCCAGTTATCGGGGTAAAGACCACGGACAACCGAGGTTTTTCGCCAGACGAGTTGGCGGAGCAATGTGTTGATAAAATTATTTCGGTTTCCGATAGCGCCCATCCTGGGATACGAGACCAAGCTCGTGCTTTTTCAAAGCACGTCGAAACGCTTGTTGCATATTATATGCGGCAGGCTATTCGCAGCGACCGCACAACTGTGTATAATGCAATCAAGGATGCGGGACACCCCGAACTGGCTGAACTCATAAGGAGACTTTAACTATGGCCTTTACAGGAAACTTTATGTGTACTTCTTTTAAGCAGGAACTGCTTACAGGTAGTCACAACTTTACAAACTCTACAGGCGATGCGTTCAAGCTAGCCCTGTACGACAACAACGCCTCGTTTACAGCGGCAACTACAGACTACACTGCGACTAACGAGGTGGGTAACTCCGGATCGTATGCTGCGGGTGGCGGTGCGTTGGCCAACGTAACTCCAACAACTTCTGGAACCACGGCGTTCACAGACTTTGCGGATCTGACGTTTACATCTGCCACGATTACGGCTCGTGGAGCGTTGATTTACAACACAACTACTGGCGCGGGCACAGGGACAACAGACTCTATCGTTGTACTGGACTTTGGCTCTGACAAGTCTTCTACATCGGGTGACTTCCAGATTGTGTTCCCAACGGCTGACGCGAGCAACGCACTTATCCGTATCGCGTAGGGAGTTTCCCTATGGCGAACATCACTGGTTGGAGTCGTGGAGAATGGGGAGAGGGTGCTTGGAATGAAGCAGTCCCTGTCCGTGTGGGCCATACTCTTAACGGGTGGGGTGAGCTAGGGTTTGGCGTTACATCTTGGGGCGGTGAGCAGTCTACGCTTGGCGCTATGCAGGGCCAAGTTGGTTCAGCCGTTGTTCGAGAGAATGTCTCTGTAGCGGTTACAGGTCTTGCAACCGTCAGCGCCGTTGGCTCGGTTATTGCCAAAGGCGATAATAGTGTTATTGCTGTTGGCGTATCTGGCACGGGTACTGTTGGTGTGGTTACACTCCGTACCGAGCAGAATATCCCAACGACAGGACTTGAGGCTACGGGGTTTGTTGACTCTGTAACGGTTGTCGAGGGTACTGGGATTACGGTGACGCTAACCGCGTCATTGCTTGGCACAACCGCTCTTAACGGCGTAACCGTTGTTATCAACGCTTATGCTCCTGCGACAGGGCTTGAGGCTTCTGGCAACGTAGGCAGCGTAGTTATTAACGCTGGTACAGGCGTAGATGTAAACGCAGTAGGCGTTGAAACAGTTAGTGGGGTGACTGCTCCGACTGTAATTGGTGATGCTCCTAACGTCGAAGTGACGGGGATTGCGGCGACAGGTCTTGTTAATCCTGTTGATCTTCGCACGTTCCAAAGAGTTCCTGTAAACAACATTGATATGATCGCAACGGCTCAAGTTGGTTCGGTGGAAACGATTTTAAGTGTACGAATTTCGGTTACGGGGCTTAGTGCTAGCGCAGCGATTGGTTCTGTGCTAGTTTACGATCAAATAATTCCTCAACCGGGGACAAGCTGGACAGGCGTAGCCCCATCACCGGGCAGCACTTGGACAGAAGAAGAACCAGTTTCTGGTGTAACATGGACTGAAATAGCAGCGTAAAGGTAAAGAAACATGGCGACCTTCACAGTAAACGGCGGGTTAAAGAAAATCGCCACGGGAGATGAATCCGGAACATGGGGTGCATCTACCAACACGAACTTTGACATCATTGACCGTTTAACAAACGGGGTTGTCGATATAACTCTTACGGGTTCGACTAAAACTGTCACAACTACAGACGGCACATTGTCTGACGGTATGAGTAAAGTTCTGGTTTTCGGCGGCACACCGGGAGTTGCCGTTACGGCGACGATTGCACCAAATGATGCGCAGAAAGTCTACTTTATAAAGAACGATTGCGGACAGACTCTGACAATCTCTCAAGGTTCTGGTGCGAATGTAGACATTTTAGACGGTAGTTCCTCAATTGTTTACTGCGATGGTGCTGGCGGAAGCGCAGCGGTTGTTGAGATTACAGCGGGTTCCGCAGCGACAAACACTGTTGATGTGACATCGTTTACAGCGACCTCTGCGCAAACAACCTTCGCTGTGACCTACACGGTTGGAAATATTCAAGTTTATCAGAACGGCGTTTTGCTAAAAGACACGACAGATTACACTGCTAGTAATGGTACATCGGTTGTCTTGGCGGCAGGTGCTACAACTGGAGACAGTGTTGACGTTGTTGCGTTTGCTACTTTTGTGGTGACGAGCGCGTATACTAAGGCGCAGTCCGACGCTAGATACGCACAGTCTGCCAACAACTTGTCGGACCTTGGAGATGCGGCAACCGCTCTGACGAACCTTGGTGTTACTGCCACGGCGGCAGAATTAAATATACTTGACGGTGTTACGTCCACAGCCGCTGAGTTAAACTTGCTTGACGGTGTTACGGCTACGACAGCCGAGCTTAATTACGTTGACGGCGTAACCTCCGCTATCCAGACGCAGATTAATGCAAAAGTCGGCGCAACCTACACTGGCGACGTAGATATTACGGGCGAGCTTATAGCCGACAGCTACAACGAGACTTATGCCGCTGTCACATCTACAAGCAACGCTACTACAGTCAACTGCGAGACAGGCAACAGCTTCAGCCACGTACTGACAGAGAACACCACGTTTACCTTCAGCAACCCACCCGCAACTGGCACAGGCTTCACGTTCAGCATTGAGATCATCCAAGACAGCGGTGCATCTGGCTTCGCAGTTACTTGGCCCTCAAGTGTAGACTGGCCAGCCGCTACTGCTCCTACCCTGACAGCTACTGCTTCAGCTAAGGACATCTTCGTGTTCACCACCCGTGACGGTGGGACTACTTGGTACGGATTTACTGCTGGTCAGGCTTTGGCATAATAGGGAGCTTACATAATGGCTACTAAGAAAAAGATGCTAATGTCTGCTGCTGGTAATGCTGGTGGTGGTGGGCTTGATATTACAGATGTGTTCAGCACTTATTTGTATAATGGAAATAGTTCTGCCCAAACAATTACTAACGGCATAGACCTTGCTGGCGAAGGTGGGCTTTGGTGGCTAAAGGTTAGATCACAAGCTGGAAGCCATGCACTTTATGACTCTACACGGGCAACTGGTTCAGAGCATTTTCCTCTTTTTTCTAACAATACCAGTGCTGAGTATGATGACTTTGATACTGCCCCAACATCTACTGGATTTACTATAAATAGTACAAGTTCTGGTACAGTGAATGAAACAGGGCAAGATTATGTCTCTTGGTCATGGCGGAAAGCCCCTAAGTTTTTCACATGTTTAACCTATACTGGAAATGGTGTTGCTGGTCGGACTATTAGCCATGATCTTGGTACGACTGTGGGTATGCTTGTTGTTAAAAGAACTGACTCCTCAGCTAGTTGGGTAGTGTATCACAAAGGGTTAAATGGTGGCACTAACCCAGAGCAGTATTATACACTCTTAGACTCCACGGCTGTTGAAGATCAGGCTACAACTGTATGGAACGACACTGCACCAACCAGCAGTGAGTTTACTGTAGGGACAAGTGCCGCTGTCAACAACCATAACAATGCAACCTACGTTGCCTACCTCTTCGCACACAACGATGGTGACGGTGAGTTCGGTCCTGATGGTGACCAAGATATTATCAAGTGTGGGAGTTATACGGGTAATGGTTCTTCCACTGGCCCTGTAATTGATCTTGGCTTTGAACCGCAATGGCTTATGATAAAAGGCTCATCTATTGCTAAAGAATGGCGCATATTTGATGTGATGCGAGGGATGCCTGTAGGCGGATCAGGAGCATTTCTTGAAGCAAACTCAATTGCAGCAGAGCAAACTGACACAGGGCCTGTAGCCCTTAGCGCAAATGGCTTTCAGCTTACTCAAGGGGGCAGCGAAACAAATAATAATAATGACACCTACATCTACATGGCAATCCGCCGTGGTCCACTAGCGGTGCCAGAGGATGCGACTGATGTGTTTGCTTTGCAGCAAGACAATGCTCCTGATAATAATGTCCCTGCGTTTAGGTCTAACTTCCCCGTAGATGCTGCTTTCAGTAAAAACGCTGCTGCAACATCAGTTAACTTCTTCGGGTCAAGACTTATAGGTGCTAATTATTTAAGGACAAATGACACTAACGCAGAAGCAGCAAACACTGACTTTGCTTGGGATTATATGAACGGGTGGAATAGTGAACCTGCTCAGGGATCGTCTGTAATATCCTATATGTGGAAACGTGCGCCGGGCTATTTTGATGTTGTTGCTTGGAATACAGAAAATACTGCAAATAGAAGGTTAGACCATAACTTAACCGTAACGCCAGAAATGGCTTGGGTAAAAAGCAGGGATTACGTTGAGAGCTGGTATGTATATCACAAAGATGTAGGCTCTAATGGGTTTTTATCTCTAAACGAAGATGACGATAATACTGTAACAAGCGCATTGTGGCCTAGTCCTTCTGCAACGGAGTTTGGCATTAGAGAGAACGCTGTCTGGAACACAGGAACCGCCATGATCGGTTACTTTTTTGCGACACTAGATGGAATATCTAAGGTTGGTTCGTTCACTGGAAACGGCTCTAACCAAACTATCAATTGTGGCTTCACTTCGGGCGCAAGTTTTATTCTCATTAAGCGAACTGACGCCAATGGTAACTGGGTAATTTTCGACAGCCTCCGAGGTATAGTTGGCGGCAATAGCCCCTACATTCTATTGAACGACACCCAAGCCGAAAATGCAAATATAGACGTAGTAGATCCTGACAGTAGCGGGTTTATTATTAATCAGGAAACACAAAACAACCTCAACGTAAACGGTGGAAATTACATTTTCTACGCAATCGCATAACATCAACAGCATCACGAAAGGATCAATCGGATGGCTGAATATCGACACACCGAAACAGGCGAAGTTAAGACCCAAGGTCAATGGCGCAGCCACTACAGCAATACCTCCCTGCCCCGTGTATGGAAGACTGCAACAATCGCTGGCCTTAACTTAGAGGCTGTCCTACGCAGCCCAGCGGCTACAACAACAGCGTATCAAGCGTCCGTGCGTGATGGCGTTGAGCAAGATGGCAACGGAAATTGGGTAGAAAAGTACGTTGCTAGGGATATGTTTGCTGATACCACAGAGACAGATGACGATGGCAACGTGGTGACTACCACCAAGGCACAGCATGAGACAGCCTATCAGGCCACTCTGGATGCAAAGGTAGCTGAAGGTAATCGCACCAAGCGTGATGGCTTGCTGGCTGGTACGGATTACTTTGCGTTGACTGATGTAACGATGGACGCAGACATGACAACGTACCGTCAGGCGCTTCGTGACATCACAGATCATGCTAATTGGCCTAACCTTGTTGAGGCCGACTGGCCGACTAAACCGTAAGGAGTTTGATAAATGGCAACCCGCGCAAAAGATTTAGCCGACTTTATTGGCACTGGGGCCTTGGCTCCGGCATTAAGATTAGAGGACGCCGCAGGCGGTGAGTATGTTGGGCTAGATGCGCCAACTACGGTTAGCGCAAGTTTTACGCTGACAATGCCCGGCGCAGATGGTACAAGTGGTCAAGCACTTGTAACCGACGGTTCGGGAACGCTATCATTTGATAGCGCAGGAATTTCAACTGGTAAGGCCATTGCTATGGCAATTGTTTTTGGATAAAGGAGGCTAGAAAATGGCTGCACCAAATATTGTAAACGTAAGCACGATCACAGGCAAATCCGCCACTATCGCGCTTTCTACAACTTCACAGACAACGCTGGTCAGCAATGCTGCATCAAGCGGCAAGGTCTTTAAGATCAACATGATCCAAGTAGCTAACGTAGATGGCACAAGCGCCTGTGACGTTACCGTGGACATGCACAGCGCAGCATCTGGCGGTGGCACAGCATACTCGCTTGTAAGCACTGCGTCTGTCGGTGCTGATTCATCCCTGATTGCGCTAGATAAAAGCACGGCGCTGTATCTTGAGGAAGACAAGTCAATCACAGCAACTGCTGGCACAGCCAACGACTTGGAAGTTATCGTTTCTTACGAAGAGATCAGCTAATGCGTACCATAGGCAACACACCTGTAGATGGTGAAGTACGGGCGGTTGCCTCTGGTACACTGCCTAGTGGGCAACCTGTAATTGTTAATGCAGATGGGACTGTTAGTGTTGTTGAGGGGGTAGCTGCGGGTGCGGGCAGTCCTGTAGTCTTTGAGAGTGCTAGTTCCGTTGATATATCAGCTACCTTTGATAGTAGCTCTAACAAAGTAGTGATTGCGTATAAGGACTCTGGAAACTCTGACTACGGAACTGCCATAGTAGGAGCCGTAAGTGGAACCTCAATTAGCTTTGGTTCTGCTGTAGTCTTTGAGAGTGCTAGTTCCACTTTTATATCAGCTACCTTTGATAGTAGCTCTAACAAAGTAGTGATTGCGTATAGGGACGTTGGTAACTCTAACTACGGAACTGCCATAGTAGGAACTGTAAGTGGAACCTCTATTAGCTTTGGTACTGCTGTAGTCTTTGAGAGTGCTCTTCTCAGTTACATATCAGCTACCTTTGATAGTAGCTCTAACAAAGTAGTTATTGCATATAGGGACTCTGGAAACTCTTCCTATGGTACTGCTATTGTAGGAACTGTAAGTGGAACCTCTATTAGCTTTGGTACTGCTGTAGTCTTTGAGAGTGCTAGTTCCTCTTTTATGTCAGCTACCTTTGATAGCAGTTCCAATA